ACTAAAAACAATGTTTTATCTAAATTAGTGGCTGGATCTAATTACGAAGTAAATATTAAGTTAGATGTTCGGAAGATAAACCAACAGTTAAGCAACCTGGAGCGAAGAATAAAAAAGTTAAACGAGATTGCAACGGGTCAGCGAGGAGCAGGAAAGACTGTCTTAAAAACGGAGAGAGATAAGTTAGCTGTAGCAACACGAACATTTAGAAAAGAGCAACAGATAACTAGGGAAAAGCAAAAGCAAAGCAGAATAGAAAATCAGACTACCAGAAACATTAATGCCAGAAACGTAGCTAAGTCTGCTGGAAAATCCAAGGCAGCTACACCTGTAGCTACTGGAGGTGGAGGAGGCGGAATAGTATCAGGAGCACTAATAAGTGGTGCGTTTCCATTATTATTTGGACAAGGACCATTAGGTGCTGCTGCTGGTTTTGGTGGTGGCCTACTTGGAGGAGCAATAGGAGGTCAGACTGGTGGATTTGCAGGAGGTCTTGTAGCAACTGCTTTGCTTACTTTAATTACTCAAGCAGTAGAGTTTAGAAAAGAAGTAGAGAAAGTAAATGAGGTTATTGAAAGAACTGGAGGCACTTCTCGAATTACTGCTGGTGAGATAACTTCTTTAGCAAAAAGAATGAAAATTACAAAGGAAGAAGCACTACAAGCTGCTAATGCTTTTGCTGCTTTCGGGGCTCAATCTTCTTTAGCTTTGGCAGAAACATTTAGGGATAGATCAACATTTAACTTATACGCAAATTTAAACAAAGACGCAAAAACATTTATAACAACAGTAGATACATTATTTCAAAAGAATGAGTTAGGTATTAAACAGGCAAAACAATCTTTAGAGATTTTAGAACAAAGAGGATTGAAACAGGCTTCTATATTTGCCGAGGCTATAAAAAATGAAAAAAGTATAAGGAAAGAGTTGGAAGCAGTGAAACCTTCAGCAGAAGATGTAAGAAATGCAAGAGCACTGTCTTTGGCAATATTTGATCCAGAAACACTTAGATATACAAAAGAATTTATGATGATGACTGAAGAAGCACGAAAAGCTACACTGAAACTAACTACGGCTGAAGGACAATTAGAAAATAGACTTGGAACGGTAGAGGAAAGATTCCAAAAGAGATTAGATTTAGTCAAGCAAAATATTGAAGCACAAAGAGAATTTAACGAATCTGTTAGGAGGGCTTTAATTATTCAGGCACCTAAAGATGAATTGAAAAAATTATTAGATCCTTTATTTCAAGTTGATGCTTTAAGTAAAAGTATTGGAGCAAGTTTTTCTGAATCCTTCAAAGGAATTGTTCGTGGTTCAATGACAGCACAAGATGCTTTGAGAAATTTATTTATGCGAACAGCAGATCATTTCTTGGATATGGCTGCACGAATATTGGCTGCACAAATAAGATCAGGTATTTTTGGTTTGTTTAGTGGTATGTTAGGTGGCAATAATTTTGTTAGAAGTGCAGCAAGTGCTACTCCAATGTTAACTCCTGAACAACAAGTATCACGTTTTACTTTTGGTAGGGCGGATGGTGGGCCTGTAAAAGGTGGAAACAGTTACATTGTTGGAGAACGTGGACCTGAGATTTTCAGTCCAGGTGTATCAGGAATGATTACACCAAATCATGCTCTTGGCGGTTCAACAAACGTAGTAGTAAATGTAGATGCTTCTGGATCGTCTGTTGAAGGTGATGAACAGCAAGGCAGAGAACTTGGTCGTCTTATATCAGTTGCAGTACAATCTGAAATAGTACAGCAGCAAAGACCAGGAGGATTACTTGCATAATGGCCACTTTTCCTTCAATAAAACCTACATACGGACAGCAAAAAAGGTCTGCACCATTAACTCGTACTGTTCGCTTTGCAGATGGGTATGAACATCGTCTTATTTTTGGTTTACCGCAAAATCAAAATCCAAAAATATTTAACTTTACCTTCAACGTATCAGA